GTGGTGGTGCTAGGTCTAATTTATTCGAAGTAGAACTTCCAATCATTGAAGGCACTGCATCTGGAAAGTCAACTAAAGAAGTTGAAGAACTGATGAGATTTATGATTAAGGCAACTTCACTTCCTGCATCAACTGTTGCTTCAGTTCCAGTTCCTTTTAGAGGAAGACAGTTGCATGTTGCTGGAGACAGAACTTTTGATGATTGGTCAGTAACTGTCATCAATGACACTGACTTCTCTATTCGTTCGTCTCTGGAAAGATGGATGAATTTAATCAACAAGCATGAAGATGCATCTGGTTTAACGAATCCAACTGATTATCAGAAAAATGCTACCGTTTATCAACTCGGTAGAGGACAGAATTCAACTGGTGATGGAAACATTCCTGTTCTGAGACAGTATAAATTCTACGGAATTTGGCCTACTGCAATTGATGCAATTCCTCTTGATTATGGTGCTGATAACCAAATTCAGGAATTTAATGTAACCTTCAAAGTTCACTGGTGGGATGCTCTCAAATCTGATAACGCTTCTGACCTTACTTAATTCCTATAAATAAGGTATAGCAGTTTAAATCTATAAAATGGCATCTCTGTTTGGTTTTTCTATTGACGATTCATATAAGAAAAAAAGCAAAGGAGTAGTCTCTCCAGTCCCCGAAAACAATGAGGACGGAGCAGACTACTTTTTGTCTAGTGGTTTCTATGGTCAATATCTTGATATTGAAGGTGTTTATAAAACTGAATATGATTTAATTCGTAGATACAGAGAAATGGCATTGCACCCAGAAGTTGATGGTGCAATCGAGGACATTATTAGTGAAGCAATTGTATCGGATTTGAATGATTCTCCAGTTCAAGTTGAACTTTCAAATTTGAACGTAAGTGATAAATTAAAGGAAGTTATTCGTACTGAATTTCAATACATCAAAGATTTGATGGACTTTGATAAAAAGGCACATGAAATCTTTAGAAATTGGTATGTAGATGGAAGAGTTTATTATCATAAAGTTATTGATTTAGAGAATCCTCAAGAAGGAATTAAAGAATTACGTTACATTGATGCTTTAAAAATTAAATTTGTTCGTGAGCAGAAAAAGGAAAGCAATAACGTCAATCAACTTCCTGCCTCCGTATTATCAACAAATACTAGATCATACGAATTTCCTGGAATTGAAGAATATTTTGTATTCAATCCCAATACATCAAGCAATACCAGAAACATTAGTGGTATACAAATGGGTCTTCAACAAAGAGACTCTATTAAAATTGCAAGAGATGCAATTGCATACTGCACATCTGGTCTTGTAGACAGAAATAAGTACACGGTTTTATCTTATTTACATAAAGCAATTAAAGCACTCAATCAACTTCGTATGATCGAAGATGCTTTGGTTATCTATAGACTCTCTCGTGCTCCAGAAAGAAGAATTTTTTACATTGATGTTGGTAATCTTCCTAAGGTAAAAGCAGAACAATACCTTCGTGAAGTCATGTCAAGGTATCGCAATAAACTCAGTTATGATGCCGCAACTGGTGAAATTCGTGATGATAAGCGTTACATGAGTATGCTTGAAGATTTCTGGCTTCCTCGCCGTGAAGGTGGTAGAGGAACTGAAATTACCACTCTTCCTGGTGGTCAGAATCTTGGAGAACTAACTGACGTTGAATACTTCCAGAAAAAACTTTATCGTGCTCTTGGAGTTCCAGAATCAAGATTAAATTCATCTGATGGTTTTAATCTTGGTCGTTCTTCAGACATTCTGAGAGATGAACTGAAATTCAGTAAGTTTGTTGGAAGAATGAGAAAGAGATTTAGTAATCTCTTTCATGATATTCTCCGTTCGCAATTAATTCTTAAGAATGTTGTAACTCCAGAAGAATGGGATCTCATGAGTGATCACATTCAATATAATTATCTTTATGATAATCATTTTGCTGAACTCAAAAATGTTGAGATCATGCAAGAGCGTATGGGTGTTCTTGCTGCTGTAGATCCTTATGTTGGAAAGTACTTCTCTCTGAAGTATGTAAGACAAAATGTTCTCAGGCAAACTGATAGTGAAATGTTGGAGATTGATGCTGACATTAATTCCGAAAGAGAAGCAGGATTGATTCCTCCAACTGAGACAGAAATGATGCAAATGCAATTGGATCAGCAAGCAGCAGAAATGGGTCAACAACCTTCTGGTGGTGCAATGGGTCAAATTCCACAAGATCCTGGAATTTCTGATGCTAAAACAGGAACAGAAGCACCATCAATTCCCAAAGGTGGAACAATCTAATAAATAGAGTAGTTATTTAATTGATTCTTATGGACGAATTAATGGATTTGATTATTGGTGGCGAATCGGCAGAAGCAAGTGATAAAATTAAAGAGGTTCTTTTTGCGAAAGCAGCAGAAAGAATTGAACTTGCTCGTCCAATTGTAGCAAATTCAATGTTTGGAAACACCGATTACTCCGTTTATGAACAAGAAGTAGAAGAGTTTGAAAACGATGAGGATTGATAGGTGTCCGATCTATCAGATTTTTTTCAATCAATAAGTGTAGCAAAAAGACAACAAAAAGAAGAACTTGAATCTATTTTAGGTTCTTCTTTTTTAGATGATTTGTGCGAAACTGTTATAGTAGATTTAAAGACTACTAAAAAAAAAGAAAAAGAACAAAAAGAAAAACTAGAAGTTTTTGAACATTTAGTTGAAGAAATTGTAGAAAAAATTTCTGATGATCAGGAAGAAGAATTAATAGTAGAAGAACTTGAAGAAGAACCAGAACTGGTAGAACAATCTTTAGGTCTTCTCGCAGAACCATCTGAGGTTAAACAACAAAAAGATCCTCTTACTCCACTCAATCAAAACTTTGCAACACTTGAAGATCTCAATAAGCATTATAATCTTTTAGTTAATAGAATTCAACAACAACTTTCCACATTAGGTGGTGGCGGTGAAACTCAATTAAGATACTTGGATGATGTTGTAGGTATTGCAACTAATTCTGGTGCATATAATGGAAAATATTTGCAATGGAACTCTACGACAAATAGAGCAGAATTTACCGATCCAAGTGACTCAGAAAACACCACGGTAGTTTTTGTTACTGGTATTACTACATATTATCAGGCAACAAATACTGATGATTATATTGGTGTAAACGCGAATGTTCCCGTAGAAATTAGATTGCCATCATCTCCTATTATTGGTAAAAAAATTACTGTAAAGGATGAGGGCAATAAGATATCTACATATAACATCACAGTCACAGTAGGTGCTGGAGTAAGTGTCGAAAACGATAATTCAGTTGTGATGAAAATAAATCATCAAAGTTTTACTTATTTTTACAACGGTTCTAACTGGTTTTTAGTATAATGTCATACAATCCCCTTCCCCAACCTGCATCTATAGGATTTGGAACATTTGGTTCTACTGGTATCGTAACAGTTACCAATGTTCATCCTCTTCCAACTTACCTAGAAAACATTGAAGTATCAAGTAAAGGAAGACTTAAGGTAACTACTCCAGAAACTATTTTCTTTAATACATTTCAATATGGAATTGAGACTGATGTATGGGATACTAGAGTTAGTGTTGGTGGAACAGCAGTTTGGGATTATATTATAAGTGGTGTTGGAATGTCTGTGACTTCTTCTGCAGGTTCAGAAGTCATTCGTCAAACTAGAAATGTGATGAGATACATTCCTGGAAGACCAGCAGAAATTGCTTTTGCTGTCAGATTAGAACAACCAAAATCGGGTGTCCGTAGAAGATTTGGTTTATTTGATGGACAAGATGGGTTTTATTTTGAAGATGATGGTGGGGATTATGCATGTGTCATGATTAATAGTAATGGTCCAAGTGGCATTATTACTGAAAGATACTCTCGTTCTCAATGGAATGGGGATAAGTTAGATGGTAATGGACCAAGTGGTATTGTTGCTTCTCCCTCCGCACAGCAAATGATTGTTATGGAGTATGAGTGGTATGGCGCAGGACAGATTAAATTTCACTATGAAATAAATGGAAAAGTACATACCATTCATACAATCAATACAGGAAACAGACTTCCTTATCCTTGGTCTAAAACTCCTTTTCTTCCAATTCGTTTAGAAATTAAAAACACTACAGGGGTTTCTACTGGTCCTCATTATTTGTATCAAGGTTCTAATTCTTTAGTTTCCGAAGGATTTACTGAAAAGTTAGGCATTGCACAGAATGTTGGAACTGCAGTGACTGGTAGAATTTTACCAGTAGCACAAACGTATTATCCACTCATTTCAATTCGTCTAAAATCCACAGCACTTACAGGTATTGTTCTTCCAACATTCTTCCAAGCAGCAAGTTTGTATCAAGCAAGTCCAAGTCAAAATGCGACAGTTATTAGTTTAGGATATAAACTTATCCGAAATGCAAATTTGACTGGTGGAGCTTGGGTTGATATGCCAGATGAAAATGCTTTTACACAATACAATAGAACTGCTACTGGAATTGGAACTGCAGGTATTGATTTGGATAGTGGATTTATCATCGGAGGAAATAGTGGTAGTGGCATTCGTTTAGATAAGGATACTGTCTATCAAATTGGTAGAAGTGGCATTGGAACAATTAGCGATACTCTCACTCTTGCAGTTGCAGTTTTGGATAGTGGTGTAACAAATGCAGTTGCTTATGGTGCGATGACTTGGATTGAGCAAAGATAAAATACTAAATAACATATAAAAGGTATTAATAGCAATGTCGGTTTTAAAAATTGTTCAAAGTGTGAATACATTGGCTGTTACTGGAACAGCTGCAACAACAAATGGAATTACACTGCAAAGTGGAATTTTGAGAGTTTCTGCGGCATCTACTGGTTGCCACATTCAAATTGGAGAAACTCCAGTTGCAACTACAAATGGTTTTTATGTAAGTCCAAATCAACCAGAATTGATTAAAGAAAGAGTTGCAAGACAGAGAATTGGGTCTACAACTACTGGAGCAACTACATTAATTACTTTTGAAGAAAATGCTGGTAATCCATTTGTAGTTGGTGATTATGTAACCATTGAGAATACAAGTGCTGCAGGATTTAACACATCACACAATCAAGTAACTGCTGCTACTGACAATTCAATTACTATCGCATTTAATAGTGCATCAATTACAGGAATTGGTATTACAAATGCAACTGTAGCAAGAAGCGTAAGAATTTCCGCAATTGCTGCAGGCACTGCAACGAATCTTCACGTTTCAGAAGTTCAAATTGCAGGTGGTTAAATACATAAATAAAACATATTGAGCTGGCGGAAAAAACAATTAAACTAATCACAGAAGAAATTGAAAATGTAGAAGTTATCGTTGAGAATCGCAACGGTAAAAAATCCTTGTACATTGAAGGAGTTTTTCTTCAAGGAAACATTTGCAACCGTAATGGTAGAATGTATCCTATGAATGTATTGTCCCGCGAAGTGGGAAGATACAATGAAAACTTTATTCAAAAAGGTCGTGCTTTAGGAGAACTCGGTCATCCTGATGGTCCTACCGTCAATCTTGACCGTGTTTCTCATAAGATTGTTTCTCTTCGTCAAGAAGGAAACAACTACATTGGAAAAGCAAAG